TTACTTCATTTGCAAAATAATCCACCTTGTAAGAATCAATAATTTTGTTCTGATTGTCCATTCTTTTATAAAACTCTAATGTATCATCTTCCCAGTACCACACAAAATAAGTATGCAAAATGTAATTTTTATCATCATAGACGCGTTTACAACGTCTTTTGCTTCCATTCATTAAAAAAATATCTTCTGGTGCTTCTAAAGCGTCATACTCTGCATTTGAACAATGGTGCTCTATTTCTTTATATGTCCAGATAACCGCGCCGCCCCATGTATTTTTTTCGGTCACAACTGCTCTTTTAGTTCTCAACCATGCTTGCATATCTTCTTTAGTTCTCCATGCATAGCTACTCATTCCAGCTTTAGAAGCAAAATATTGATAATCTCCGTTATTTTCTGCTTTTCTATATGACAAATGATATTTATCATGTGTTTTTGTGGAAAACATTTCTTTATTATCGTTACACTCCCACAAATTAACTGTTGCGGTAAAATAAATTCCACCATTTGCACAAGCCCCAGCATTTCCCCAAGTCCAAAAAGTATTGCTTGACGTGCCTTTATATGCAAATTCAGACTTATTATGATGGCTAAACGCACCACCCGAAGCACTTCCGCACAACTCGTTATCGTAAATACTTAAATGTATTCCAGCATTTTCGCAAAGCTCTATGTTTTCTCCTATTTTCTTTGTTGCTGTTGCTTTTGGGAAATATTCCCCGTATTCGTTTGTATACTCTACTACGTCATATTTTTGAATGGCTTTTACTGAGCGCGTTTCTTCAATCATTTCAATAATGCAGTTTACTTTTTTTACGTCTGACTCTTCAAGTCCGTAATAGCTATCGAAAAGCTCGTTCTCTTTCTTTAATGTTTCAATTGTGTATTTTTTCATTGTTTTTTACCTTCGCCCCTGTTATAATGGGGTTGCCTTTCTTTTTAGTTTGGTGCCCGGTTTGGTTTGGAAGATCGCCGGGCTTTTTTTATTTTGTTGTAATGTTTCTTTCTGGTATTATAATAACACTATATAGTAATACTGTCAAGCGCTATTATATTATTTTTTAATTGACTTTTGATACTTTTTAGTGTTATCCTGTTTCCGGGAGGTGAAAAAATGGACGGTACAAAAATCATAAAAAAATTACTTTTGGAAAAAGATATAAACACTGTAGAGCTTGCGAAGCGTTTAGGCTGCGGAACCGCTAACCTTTACAACAAGTACAAAAGAAACAACTTTTCTTTAAATGAACTTGAAGAGATCGCCGCCGCTGTTGGCTGTAATCTGGAAATAACTTTTTCCGATAAACAAGGGAACTAGAGTTTTTCAATTAATCAGTCCGTTTTCCTATGTCCTCATTGGCTTGAGTGGTTCGGGCGGTTCCGGTTGTTTGTCTCTTGTGTTCCTTTGTTGATATTATAATACCACTAATAATAGTGTATGTCAACACTAAAATCAGTGGTTTTAAAAATGTTTTATATTGCTTTTTGGTGCTAATCCTATTATAATAATGATATAATTATTTGGGAGGTCACAATATGTTTAAATATAAAATAGACGTTATGAAATCATTATCAGATCACGGCTTTACATCTTCCAGAATGAGAAAAGAAAAGATTCTGAGTGAGGCAACAATGCAGAATTTAAGAAAAGGCAAAGGAATAACAACAGACACATTAAACACAATATGTATTATATTAAGGTGTCAGCCGTCGGATGTTCTGGAAATAGTGCCAACAAATGAAGAAAAAATAAAGTATTTTTAAACACTAAATTTAGTGTTTGCTTATATATGAAAATGTGCTATACTGTAACTATAAATCAAGAAAGGAGATATTACAGTATGGCAAATTTAGAAGAGTTTCGTATTCCACAATATGAAGGTTGTGGAATATATGCAATAGTTAATTCGAAAAAGATGAGCTGTTATATTGGCTCAAGCAAAAATATTAAGTTAAGAGCAATTAACCATAAGGCGCATTTGAAGAAGGGGAAACATCACAATAAACTACTACAAAAAGATTTTGAAAACGGAAATTCATTTCGTTTTATTATATTATGTAAATTAGATTCAAACATAGACAATGATTTGTTAATTGTATACGAAAAAATGTATATGATATCAGCCATGGATAACTATTTTGAGCTCTATAATTTACTCCCGAAAACACAATGGAATAATAAAAGAAACTGGATAATTCAACACATAATTTATTATTTTATGAATAATTATAAAATATCAGAAAATCTCGTTTCTGCTTTTGAGGGAGAATATGAAACTACTCCGGCATATATGCATAATAGAAAACCAGAGAATAGATAATTGATTTGTGATTGAATTTAGAAAACCAATACATAAGAAAAAGCCCTAGGAAATTATCCCGGGGCTTTTAAATTGCTTATTTGTGGCGGCGTAACGACGTTTGAGGGGTTAACAGCCCCACCGCCGAAGCTGTTAAGATATTAATAGCACAGGTTTTTAATTTTTGTCAAGAAAAATATTTTTTATTTTTGGTCTTGACTTTCTGAAAAACTTACAGTAACGTTATTACCAACGATGGTCGCGGGAACTCATGGAGGGGTGGTTATTGTGAAATCGTTTGCACCTGAACAGAATAAAGTAGCAGTTAACAAGCCAGATCAGCCAGGTATTGAAGCTCGGTAAGGTCTGGCTTTTATTATGCTTAATTATATTATATATAATAATATCTTTTACCCCTCCATAGATTCTTAAGACTAGAGTTTATTAAAAGATATGCTATACAGTACCGTATAATAATATATAAGATATAAATATAAATAAAGATTATAATATAATACCCCAATTATTATTTATTAATTACTAACAAAATAGATGGTTTTATTTTATGCAAAATTAAATTTGACAAGATATTAAAAACTGTGTTAAGGTATCAGCAACAAAGAAAACAGAATATTTTATTTTAAGTTTTAGAGAATGTACCCGAACACCCGGAAGTTTTCCGGGAATAAGCTTTACCCGGTGACATTCTCTTTTTTTATTTGTGAATTAACGTGTTAAAGTGAGGTGATAACATGAAAGATAATACAGTAAATGTACAAGACGTAGATATCTATTTAGATAATATTAATATATATGCTGATGAATATATAAATACTGTATTATGTATATCACCAGATAACGAAAACTATAAGAAAGAAGTATCAGACAGCTTTGTAGATATGATTTTTTATATTGCAGATCATATACAAAAGCCAAGTAATGACAATATAGAGCTATTAGATAAAATGTTTAATACTTATGTGAGATTATGCAGTAAATATCATGTATTACCAACACTAGAAGTATTTAGCTTTTTAGTTGGGATTAATCGTACAACGTTTACTGACTGGATGAATGGAGTGTATAGAATAAACTCGTCACATGGTGACACGGCTAAAAAATGGTTTGATATTTGTAAAAACTGCGCGATCAATAGATTGCATAATCAGACCGGAACAAATGCGAATTTGATATTTGTTGCAAAAGCCGCATACGGCATGGCAGAAACTGCACCGGTGCAAGCTACACAACAGTATGGCGTACCACAGCAGACCGCGCAACAGATCGCAGAGAAACACAAAGCAGCTTTGCAGCTTCCAGAGATGGAAAAGCCGGAATTGTAAAGCCTGTAAGAACACAGAAGCAATAAAAATGTACATGATGGACGGACAAAATGCAGTAAACACATGGAATTATACAATATGTACAGTAATAACGATTATAATTGTGCATGATGTATAGGATTTTAGAGGCATCTATATAAAAAACAAGTGTTTATCAAACAGACTGAATATTCTGACAATATAAGACGCTGGACGGTTCAGCAGGACGCCCCGGGAGGGGTATATATAAAAGCCATCCAGGGCGTAGTCAGTTGCCCGAGTTTCTGAGAAAACAAAAAAGCTTCTTTCACCATAGAGAAGCACTACTTAACGGAGCATGATATGAGAAAATGGTTGAGCCAAGAAGAAAAACAGAATATTGGTACTGTCTGTTGCAATTGTGGCGCAACAGAAGATATTGAATATCATCATATTGTGCCGCTTTTATTAGGCGGTAATGATGTTAAGAGTAATATTGTTCCTTTATGCTATAAATGCCATAAAGCAGCTCATATGGGACAACACATTAACCATTACAGAAACAATAGCCGTGGCGGAAGACATTCAAAATCAAGTATTGAAAAGAATGCTCATGTATTCGATCAATACATCAATGGAGAAATCGGATGCAGAAAAGCACAACAATTACTTGGATATTCTAATAGAACAACAATAGTTGGGCTTCCAGTTTTTAAACGCTACATTCAGTCTATTGGGATTAAAAGTGTCAGAAATATTGTTGATGTAACAGCTACAAATAGTGTGGATGGGATTTCTGATGGCTCATATGTTGGTGAAATAATTTACCTAGACGGGAGAAAAGAAAACATCTACTACAAAGACACTGGCGCAAATGATATTGAGTATATAAAACGCCAATGTTCATAGAAAAGGAGACAGAACATGGGAAAATCAGAAAGAAAAGAACCAATTCAATCCGAATCCATCCGCATCCGATTTTCCGAAAAACAGAAAAAAAGGCTCCTGGAAGAGAAGAACCGAACAGGCAGGAGCGTATCGGATATTGTGAGACAGGCAGTTGATGAATATTTCGGGAGGAAAAGACGTGCTTAAATTTTTCTCAAAAAATAAAAAAGGTGTTTCTGAAATCAGACATGATTATGAAAATGTCGGACAGGAATCCCCGGCAATTCGGAAACTGGTGAAGCCAATTCACGCAAATGCAATATTAGCTGATGGCAGATTGTATGATACTCAAACCGCCACATATGTTTGTGAATATGGGAATCTTTCTTTGTTTGTTACAAAGAATGGCAGATGGTTTGGCGCAAAATCAAAATATGAATTAGCTGGCTATAGTGCTGATAAAAACGGAGACAGAACCGCCGAGTACAGATTGACGTATTATGGTCTGGAATGTATTGATAAAATTTTTGTGATGCAACATCTGTGGTATTGCAGCCATAAGCTTTACAAGAAATATTTCGGGGAGGTAGAAGAGGGATGAAAGATTACAATACTCGCAACAACGAAGAAAATTTCCCAGATGGGACAGTTAAGGCGCAAGACGGGAAGTGCTTTTTAATGGTGAATGGAAAATGGGAGCAGATGGCTGGTACAGTTAATGTTAATCTTCCCGAATCACCCATTGATGTAGCGTCTATGCTTATCAATGCCACAGTAACTAACGAACTACCAACTGAGATAATTCCACTGTCTCCATTATTGGAGCAGAAAACATGGGAAATTCCAAAATATAACATTCTACAGTTAGAAGAGATTGCGAAACACCTTCTTCTCTACTGTGAAACTAAAAGAAAGGGGTACGAAGATGCCTTTAGTGAAAATCACAAACCCAAACCCCTATGACTGGCTTGGAATGAAATGTTTCATTGATGGGAATGAAGTTCCGAAAGTGCGATCAATAAATTTCCACACCGCAGTAGATGAAATTCCAGTATTTGAGTTTGAAATGATGGCTGTTCCAGACATTGAGATGGAGTGCTTGGCACAAATCAGTGTCACTTCTCAATCAATTACTGATGCAATTTCAGTTTTAAGGCACGAATTACTACAACATGGAGAAATTTACAATGGATTCAAATCAAGCCTAAAATCGGCTTTAGAATCCTACAATTACTGTGGAATGCCGTTTGAGCCAGAAGAAGAAATTGCAGAAAAAATTCTGGACTTTTTAATTGGGGAGGAAAAAGACAATGAATGCACTTAATGTTGTTGGATCTGCATTAAACCTCATGCTTTTTGTAATCGTTGCCGCAGGTGTACTGGCAATGCTTGATGAAAGAAAAATTAATTGCTTGCAAGCTCTGTTTTATTTTCTAATGGAAGCCCTGTTTGTACTGAATATTTTTTTGATTACGAGGTGACAAATGTATTTACCAATTCCAATTGGAATTATCCCGATTGAGTTAATCGAAAGGGTTAAATTCATAAAAGCGCCGCTTCGACTTAATCCATGTAGGCTCGGGAAAGCCTACGAAAGCGATAAGTCGAGGCACCCAGAGTAGCGAATAACAATCTTTATAGGTTGAAAGTGCTGGACTTTATATATCACACCCCTGGATTAATGGTGCGCCAGGGGGTAATGGGCTATCGCCAAATGGTTAAGGCATAGGATTTTGGTTCCTATATTTGTCGGTTCGAATCCGACTAGCCCCGTTCGCAGTAGTTAATATGCTGCAAAAATGTTCTTTTTTTCATAAGAAACACCTCTAGCCTTCTAGTCTAACTGAGACTGATTAAAGGGACTTCAAATATCCCGGAAGGAGTATCTGAAGTATCAGGAGTATTTCAGAAAACCTTTGTTATAGTTGGTGGTTAAGAACTGTAACAGTGCCAGTTTGGTTACCAGTATTGCCAACTGGTATCTCAGGAAGCTTAGTTCAGCGGTAAGAGCAACGGCCTCATAAGCCGTAAGTCCTGGGTTCGAATCCCAGAGTTTCCATTTCTTCTAAATGCCATTCATCCGTAATATGGGTGGAAAAAACTTCCAGTTGAGTGTGCGGATTAGATAAATTTAGGTGCGATACGGCGTAGCCTAAATGGATCTGATTTCCCAGCTGGTATATCTCGGAGTTAAAAATATTAACGCAGCGCACGTTAATAAAAGGAGTTTTCAAGAGATGCTGCCCAAAGACGCATAAAAATATCCAGTGAATCTACAGCACTAAAACTTGTAGATAGTGGAAAGCATAACACGATAAACCTATTGCTAACCCGGAAGAACCGGGTTATTCGGAAAGTGCAAGTAACTGGGAACGGGCTAGTCGACTAGGTCTTGATGGTTCGAATCCATCCTTTCCGATTGTTTGGAGACTGAAAGTTTGGTGGTAGGAAAAGCACAGAGCAGTGCGTAGGAATGTATAACCGATTTCCGAATACGTACTGTTTATCGGTGATATAGTGACTTCCTCTAGTAGTCAATAAGTGAACGTGCTGAAATGGTTCTTCCAAACATGTACATAGCAGGATAGAGAAGCGGAATCTCACATGGCTCATATCCATGGAAACGGCGGTTCGAATCCGTCTCCTGCAATTAATCCGTCTAGTGTTCAGCGGATTAAAACAAATTTTCAATACACCTTCTTTCTATGAATGTGGAACTCAACCCAATTGCTCTTTTGTTGGAGTGATTGACCGTTATAGGCGGGATATGAAACATAGCTCAGTGGTAGAGCAATGATATTGAATATCATGTGACACAGGTTCGATTCCTGTTGTTTCTATCTGGCAAATTGCCATTGCCAGAAGTTGCATTTTCCCCCTAAAGTTCCAGTGTTTCTCGTTGGGAGATTCATGCCGTTCAAGTCGGCACACTGGATTTTTCTAAATCGAGGTAATTTATGAACGAAAAAAGTTGCAAGAATTGTAGAAAACATGATGACTTCACATGGGTTTGTTTCAATGGCGATAGCGAATATTGCGCAGACTTTACGGAACCAGAGTGCTGTTGCGAGTTTTGGGAAGGAAAAGAAGATGGAAATATGCGGTAAAGAAATCAAAGATGAATGCTCACATTGTGGAAATATCCTTGAATGCGAGTTATTCCGGCAAGGGCATGGAATAAAACAGGAACGCGAGAATGTAGCAAAGATGATTGAATGCCAAATGAAGCACAGGGAGAGGAGGGAATTTGAATGCTAAATTTACTTGATAAACGCAATTGCCCTGTTTGCGGTGGAATATTGAAATGTGAAAATGCCGATTTCACAAACCATTTTATAGAAAAAGGACTCTTTTTAAATGTGACATGGCAATGCACCAATTGCGGCGCTGAATATATTGCAAAACTTGAATTAACCCCAAACGGATATGAGGTGCAAGACCGTGAAGCACATATTGATGTAGAGGATAATTTTTCAGCCGAAAAATTTATGCTTGGAAGAAACAATTTTCGAAGACAGAGGTGGTAAATATGAAATTTGAGGATATGGCAAACTGGACAGTAGATCAGCTGAAAGAAGAAGTTGTCCGACTGTCTGAAGAATGTGAGAAGAAACAGCATATAATTCTGGATTATAAACAGTTATCAGAAAAACTTAACCAAAAGCTTCT